AATATTATAGGGGTAAGAAGCCCAATCAAGAAAGCAAATAGCTTTGATGATTATATGCTTGTTATATATAAGAAACATGATAATTGGGTGATTGATGAGTTTCAAATTACTACTGATGCAGGACTGTATTGGTTAAAACACCCTATGAATAAGAAAGGAACGGCACTACTTGTTCCTCATCAATACAGAAGCACATATAAACTTGATGGTCATGGAAGCACAAGATACGAAGCACTATGTCAAAGGCTTGGTGAAGTAGAGGTATATAGAGATGATAACAAAGATCAAATATTAGATTTTGATGATGTCACAAAAGAGTGGGGAATGTTTGGTATAAACATTCATCGTTCACATCCTTATCATGAGAAGGAACACGTAGATAAATACAGTGCAGGATGTCAGGTCTTTCAATCTATATATCAATACAATGATTTTTTAGCGTTGTGTAATACGTCATCACGACTGTATGGTAATAGCTTTACCTATACCCTTCTTTTAGAAAGTGATTTATTATAATTAAATTTCGTTATCTTTGTAAAAAGATAATACAATGAAATTAAATAAGGAAGAACTTGAACGACTTCAACAATTAAACAACTCGTTTAATAAATTAAAAATAGCTTTAGGAGATCTTGAGATCAAAAGGCATTCAATGTTAACTGAGCTTGATGGGCTCAAAGCTATGTTTAGTTCAGAGGAGAAAAAATTTATTGATAAATATGGATCCGACTCTGTTATTAATTTACAAACAGGTACGGTGACTAAAAAAGAAACCAATGTCAAAGATTGAATCATACGCAAATGCAGGAACCCCAACCCTAAGTGATAAACTAATTGGAACGGAAGTTGGAGCAACACCTGTTAATGCAACCAAAAACTTTACCACAACTCAGCTATTAACATTATTTAATGCTAATGCTGTACCTGCAAGTGCAGGAGCAACAGGAACAGCAGGTATGATAGCTGCAGATGCTACTCACTTATACATCTGTGTAGCTACTAATACATGGAAAAGAGTAGCTATATCTACATTTTAAAAGATGGATATACGGAAGATTTCAATCGGTCCTGACTATAAGTCGGGAGCCATGCATTATCTTGTAGGGCAGGAAGTGCTTAATGGATCTTACCGCATTCATTTAATACAGCTAGATAGGGTTAAACATTCGTTTAAAATTTGGATAATAAAGAACAAAGAAGTAGTTTTATGGAAAGAGTTTACTTCTGATGTTCCGGTATCAATAGAGTATAATATAAACTTTTAATTATGAAAACACGAATAGTATCAAATTATGTAACAACTATTATTGGGTTGTTAATTATGGCATTTTGCCTAGTAATGATTTACACAGAGAAAGCAGACAGCACTGAGATGAGTGGATGGCTAGCAGTATCTTTGTTGTTCTTACGATCTAAAGATTCTTTAATTGCTCTACCTAAAGATGGAGAAAAATAAAGATGACATACTTACTATACGCAATATAATAATAGCGATATTAATTATCTTGTTGTGCATGAGCGGATGCTCTGCAATAAGAAGTTACAATAAACTCAAAGACTACGAAAAGCAAATTGAAAAGTTTCAGCTACACGAACAGGAGTTTGAACTTATACAAGATAATAACGGTAAGTTAATTGCTCAACAAGAGCAAGTAATATTAACACAAAAACAGGCTATCAAAAATGGATTGGTAGCCTATGTTGATTTAAAGAATATACAAAGTCAAGTAAGAGTTAGAACTGTAACTAAGTTAGACAGTGTATTCATCCCTTTTATTAAGGATAGTCTTGTTACACAACGTGACACAATTTATATAGACACTAATCAGCACATTGCAGATTTAACTACTCCTAAGCAATTTAAAATATCAAGAGAGTTTTTTAATATAGGTGGACACATCAAACCATTTGGGGTAGTGTTGGATAGCTTAAATATATTTAATCAAACCAATGTAAGCGTTGGCATGAAGTCGCAAGGGTTTTTTAAAAAACCATTACCTGTTGTAAAGGTAGAGCATTCTAATCCTTACATTAAAACAATAGGATTAAGCAACGTAATAATAAAAGATGAAAAGAAGTTCTATGATCGAAAATTATTTTGGTTCGGATTAGGACTTGTTAGTGGTGTTACTACTACTATTTTTATAACTAAATAAAATTAAATGCAATCACCTGACATGTTTATAGTTCGCCCTATAAAAGGGAAGAGGTATAATAACACTAAAGATATTGGAGGGCTAGAATTTATTACTAGCACCTCTGAAGAGGATTTTAAATTCTCTAATAGAGAGGCTGAAGTAATATCTGTTCCTTTAAATTATAAAGGAGAGATAGAGAAAGGAGATGTTCTACTTGTTCATCACAATGTCTTTAAATTTTATAACGACATGAAAGGCAGGAGGCAAAGTGGTAGGAGTTTTTTTAAGGATGATTTATTCTTTATTGAAGACGAACAGTTCTATATGTATAAAAAGAATGGCAAGTGGAAAGCTCATGGAAGGAATTGTTTTATAAAACCATCTGCAGTAAGGAAAAGTTTTATAGATAAGCCGGGTGAGTATGAGCCTTTAATAGGAACAGTGAAATATATTAATGAAGAGTTAATAAAGTTAGGAGTAAAAGAAGGAGATGAGATTTCATTTCAACCTGAAAGTGAATATGAGTTTAGAGTAGATGATGAGATTTTATATAGGATGTTTACAAATAACATTACATTTATAGTATAGAATGGATACGTTTGAGATATTAACACAGTATGGAGTGTTAGGTATATGGGTTCTATATGCTATTACACGTGAGCGTTGGTTGCTCAGAAAGATTGAGGAAATATCTGAAAGGTCCACAAGAGAACGTGAGACATGGCATGAAGAAAGAGAATCATATATTAAAGAGATTGCTATGATACGTCTTGAAGAAAGAAATGCTTTTATAAGACAGGTGCAAAAAATATTAAATGACAACAATGGAATCAAATCAACTCAAACTAAAAATAATAGAGGCAGGAAAAAAAGCAGTTAAAGAATTAATAAAAGTTGCTCAAGAAGAAATAATAAAGCCTGACCCTGAAGATGAGCTTGCTGCAGACAGATTAAAGAATGCTGCGGCTACAAAGAAACTAGCCATCATAGATGCGTTTGATATATTGAAACGTATAGATGAAGAGAAAGAAAAATTAGATTACGAAGGAACAGGAACAAAACGAACAGACACAAAACAAGGATTTGCAGAGCGAAGATCAAAATAGTTTATACAGAGTAGTAAAGGATTATATCCCTGCTAAAAAAATAGCTCGTTATAACAAGCTAAAGAAATGGGACTATGGATATAATAAAGATTATGACGTAGTTATTATTTCTAAGAATGGAACTATTGGTGAGATTATTTGTATTAGTGGTTTGTATATAGCCCTTCCTTCTGTTCCTAGTAAAGTGTATTCAAGAAGTAAAAAAACAAGCGAACAATATTGGGAAAGAAAAGATTATGATCGTAGTTTAAGCAGAATCAATTCTATATTTCAATGGAATGAAATGCCAAGAGACTTTAAGGATAAGTGGGTAGACTACATTGAAGAAGAGTTTGACAGTAGAGATTACGGACATTGGTTTAAAAACAATGGAACACCTACTTATATTACAGGAGCACACTATATGTATTTACAGTGGACAAAGATTGATGTAGGTTATCCTGACTACAGAGAAGCCAATAGAATATTCTTTATATATTGGGAGGCTTGTAAAGCTGACAAGAGATGTTTTGGAATGATATACTTAAAGATAAGACGTTCAGGGTTTTCATTCATGGGTTCAGCAGAAGCTGTCAATACAGCAACTATTGCAAGAGACTCAAGAGTAGGCATCTTATCAAAGACAGGTTCAGATGCAAAGAAGATGTTTACAGATAAGGTAGTTCCTATATCTCATCACTTACCTTTCTTTTTTAAGCCTATTCAAGATGGGATGGACAAGCCAAAGACCGAGCTTGCTTATAGAGTTCCTGCATCTAAGATCACTAAAAAGAATATGTATAATGTAGAGAGCGATGAAATGGAAGGGCTTGATACTACAATAGATTGGAAGAACACTGACGACAACTCTTATGATGGTGAGAAATTATTATTACTTGTACATGATGAGAGTGGTAAATGGCTAAAGCCTAATAACATATTAAATAATTGGAGGGTAACTAAAACTTGTTTAAGATTAGGTAGTAAGATAATTGGAAAGTGCATGATGGGATCTACATCAAATGCTTTAAGTAAAGGAGGTGGCACTTTCAAAAAACTATATGAAGACTCTAATGTGTTGAAAAGAAATTCTAATGGAATGACAAAG